CTCAGGAGAGGTGGTTAACTTGGCAACCATATCAAGTGACTCCAGGTATGGTATATTATCCAAGTCTGGACCTGATGCCAAATCTATGTTCACAGATAAGGTGGTACCCATATCAGTTAATTACCCCTTCTTTTTCAAGCCGACCCAGGACGGAATGGACAGGCCCAAGACCGAGCTTGCCTATAGAGTACCCGCAACCAAGTACACCCGTCGTAAACTTACCGCCCCCACCACCGAAGAAACCTTACAGGATCTCCAGGGACTTGACACCACTATCGACTGGAAGAACACAGGTGATAACTCCTACGATGGAGAGAAACTCAAGCTCCTCGTACATGACGAGTCCGGTAAATGGGAGCGTCCGAACAACATCCTCAACAACTGGAGGGTCACGAAAACCACATTAAGATTAGGTAGTAGAATAGTTGGTAAATGCATGATGGGCTCAACATCAAACGCGTTAGACAAAGGTGGTGACAACTTTAAAAAGTTATACTATGATTCAGATGTTACAAAAAGAAACCGCAATGGACAGACTCGCTCAGGACTATATAGTTTGTTCATACCTATGGAATGGAACTACGAAGGATACATTGATTCTTATGGATTACCTGTATTCCAAGATCCAACAGAGAAAGTTTTTGGACCATATGGAGACGAAATTAAAAACGGAGTAATTGATTATTGGAGCAACGAAGTAGATGGTTTAAAATCTGATCAAGATGCTTTAAATGAATTTTACAGACAGTTTCCACGAACAGAGCAACATGCTTTTAGAGATGAAACAAAACAAAGTCTATTTAATTTAACAAAAATATACGAGCAAGTAGATTATAATGAAGAGGTTAAAATGTCTGGGCTTATAACACAAGGTAGTTTTCAATGGCGTAATGGTGTTAAAGATACTACTGTAGAATTTATGCCAAACAATAACGGTAGATTTAAAATAAGCTGGACGCCTGATGTTAACATGCAGAACAGGATAATAGTTAAAAACGGTGTTAAATACCCTGGTAATGAACACGTTGGAGCTTTTGGTTGTGACAGCTATGATATATCAGGCACTGTTGATAGATTAGGTTCTAACGGCGCCTTACATGGTGTAACAAAGTTTAGCATGGAAAATGCACCACCTAATAGAATATTTTTAGAATATGTAGCAAGGCCTCAAACTGCTGAAATATTTTTTGAAGATGTTCTTATGGCATTAGTATTTTATGGTATGCCAATATTATGTGAAAATAATAAACCAAGACTTTTGTATTATTTAAAACGTAGAGGCTATAGAGGTTATTCAATGAATAGACCTGATAAAGTTTGGAATAAACTATCTGTTACAGAAAAAGAAATAGGTGGTATACCAAACTCAAGTGAAGATATTAAACAAGCTCATGCTGCTGCTATAGAAAGCTATATTGAAAACTATGTAGGAAGATTAAATGATAACTATGGTGATATGTATTTTAATAGAACATTAGAAGACTGGGCTAAGTTTGACATAAACAATAGAACTAAATTTGATGCTTCAATAAGTTCTGGTTTAGCTTTAATGGCTTGTAATAAAAACTTATATAAACCAATACAAGAAAGAAAAATAAAATCAATTAACCTTGGTATTAAAAAATATGATAACCAAGGGGTGAGATCTCAAATAATTTAAAGATGATTAAAAAAGGTATTAAAACCTCTTTTCCTAGCCAAGCTGTTAGTGATGAAGAAAAGATGAGTGCTGAGTATGGCGCTAAAGTTGGTTCAGCTATTGAGCATGAGTGGTTTAGTAATAATGAAAACTCAAATAGGTACACTACTTTTAAAGAATCTTTTCATTCGCTAAGACTATATGCAAGAGGCGAGCAGTCAATTAAAAAATATAAAGATGAGTTATCAATTAATGGTGATTTATCATATTTAAATTTAGACTGGAAGCCTGTGCCTATTATACCTAAATTTGTAGATATAGTTGTAAACGGTATGGCTGATAGATCATATGATGTTAAAGCATATTCGCAAGATCCAGCTGCTATAAAAGAAAGAACTGATTATGTACAAAATATCGTATCAGACATGCAAACTAAAGGGTTTAATGATCAAGTGGCTCAGCAGTTTGGTATTAATATGTATAAAACAGATCAATCAAAGTTACCAGGAAGTAATGAAGAGTTACAGCTTCATATGCAACTTGATTATAAACAAAGTATTGAAATAGCAGAAGAAGAAGCTATTAATAGTATTTTTGACGCAAACAAATATGAGTATTTATCTAAAAGAGTTAATAGAGATTTAGTTACTATAGGTATAGGTGCTGTAAAAAATTCATTTAATAAATCAGAAGGTATTAAGATAGAATATGTAGATCCAGCTGATTTAATTTATTCATATAGTGACTCACCTTATTTTGACGATATATATTACGTTGGTGAAGTAAAACAAATATATGCAAATGAACTTAAAAAACAATTTCCAGAAATAACAGATGAGGAAATAGAAAGATACAGAGGTTATTCAACTGCATATAGAAAAAGAACTGTAGTAAATAAAAAAGGTGACGATAGCAACGCTATAAGTGTTTTATATTTTGAATATAAAACTTATATGAATGAAGTTTACAAAGTAAAAAACACATCTACAGGTGGTCAAAGAGCTATTAAAAAAGATGATGGTTTTAATCCACCTAAAAACGAAGACTTTGAAAAAGTTGAAAGAGTTATAGAGGTTATATATGAAGGAGCTAAAATATTAGGTAGTGGTTCAGATAAACTTTTAAAGTGGGAGTTAAAGAAAAACATGATAAGACCTAAGGCAGATACTACTAAAGCTGTAATGAGTTATAGTATGTGCGCGCCTCGTATGTATGAAGGTCGTATAGAAAGCTTGGTAAGCCGTATAACTGGTTTTGCAGATATGATACAGCTTACACATTTAAAGCTACAACAAGTAATGTCTAAAATGGTACCAGACGGTGTTTATTTAGATGCTGACGCTTTAGCTGAAATAGACTTAGGCAATGGCACTAATTATAATCCGCAAGAAGCTTTAAATATGTATTTCCAAACTGGTTCTGTTATTGGTAGATCAATGACACAAGATGGTGATATGAACAGGGGTATAAGACCTGTTACTGAAATAAATTCTAGTGGTAAAAATGGTAAAATTGCTTCTTTAATACAAACGTATAATTATTACTTGCAGATGATGCGTGATGTTACCGGACTAAATGAAGCTAGAGATGGTAGTATGCCAGATAAAAATGCTTTAGTAGGTGTTCAAAAACTTGCCGCTGCAAATAGCAATACTGCAACTAGACATATATTACAAGGTAGTTTATATATAACTTTATCATTAGCAGAGTGTATTGCTATGAGAATATCAGATGTTATAGAATATTCACCAACAAAAGAAGCGTTTATAAAATCATTAGGTAAGTTTAATGTAGGTACGTTAGAAGAAATGGCTAGTTTACACTTACATGATTTTGGTATATTCTTAGAATTAGCACCTGATGAAGAAGAAAAGGCTAGACTAGAAAACAATATACAAATGGCTTTACAACAAAATAGTATAAACTTAGAAGATGCTATTGATATACGTGAAGTTAGAAATATAAAATTAGCTAATCAATTATTAAAAATAAGAAGAAAAGCTAAACAAGCTCTTGATCAACAAGTGGCTCAACAAAACATGCAGGCTCAAGCGCAAGCTAACGCTGCTGCTGCTGAAAGAGCTTCTGCTGCTGAGATGCAAAAACAACAAGCTTTAAATCAAAGTAAAGCTCAAATGGAACAAGTTAAAGCTCAACTTGAAATGCAAAAGCTTGAAAGAGAGGCGCAGCTTAAAAAAGAATTAATGCAGATAGAATTTGAAATGAATATGCAGTTAAAGCAAGCAGAAGCTAATGTGTTAAAAGAAAGAGAAAAACAAAAAGAAGATAGAAAAGACGAAAGAACTAAGATACAAGCAACTCAACAAAGTGAGATGATTGATCAAAGAAAAGAAAACACAGGACCAAAAAATTTTGAATCAGCTGGATTTGATAATTTAGGAGGTTTTGGCCTAGAGCAATTTGAGCCTAGGTAATTTATTAATTATATAATATTATATCATGGAAAATACTGAAAAGCAAGAAAACGTTATTCAAGAAGTAAAAACAGAGGAAACATCTGTAACACCTTCTAATGAAGAACAAAAACAAGAAGAGCCTAAAGTTCAAGCTAGAATAGTTGAGCAAGAAGGTGGGAATTTTAAAATTAAATTAAAAAAGAAAAATGAGCCCGTTCAAGAGCAAAGCACAGATGAAATACCTGTTCGCAACGAATCCAACTCTAGCGAAGAAGTTTCTGAAGAAAACAAGCAAGAAGAAGTTGAAAAGCCTGCCGAAGAAGTTAAAGAAGAAGAGGTAGTTCTTGAAGAGGTAAAACAAGAAGATGTACAACAAGAAGTTGTAGAAGAAAAAATTGAAGAGCCTGTAGCGCAAATACAACCAGAGCCGCAAGTGATTGTGCCAGAAAATTTACAAGATTTGGTTAAGTTTATGGAAGATACAGGTGGAAGTTTAGAAGATTATACTAGACTAAACGCGGATTATTCTAATATAGATGATAATGCTTTATTGTTAGAATATTATAAAAATACTAAACCTCATTTAAATATGGAAGAAGTAAACTTCTTAATTGAAGATAGATTTCAGTTTGATGAGGAGCTTGATGAGCCAAGGGATATTAAAAAGAAAAAATTGGCTTTCAAAGAAGAAATTGTAAAAGCTCGAAAGCATCTTACTGGCCTGAAGGATCAGTATTACAAAGAAGTCAAGTTGGGTTCTAAGTTGACCAGCGAGCAGAAAGAGGCAGTAGAATTTTACAATAAATACAAACAAGAACAAACCACTAATAGTGAGATCCAAAAACAACAGCTAGAACGTTTTCAAAAATCTACTGACTCTGTATTCAATAATAATTTCAAAGGTTTTGACTTTAACGTTGGAGAAAAAACTTATAGATACAATATTAAAGACGTTCAAAATGTTAAAGAGTATCAAAGTGATATATCTAATTTCGTAAGAGAGTTTCTTGACGATAAGAATATGATGCAAGATGCAAAAGGATATCACAAGGCTTTGTATGCTGGTAAAAACATCGATAAAATTGTTAAACATTTTTACGATCAAGGTAAAGCAGATGCTATAAGAGAATCAAGTATGAGTGCTAAAAACATTGATATGTCTCCAAGAACTGCTGCTCCTGTTGTTGATGCTGGTGGTAGAAAGTTTAGAGTATTAAGTGGTGATGATAGTTCTAGTTTGAAATTTAAAATTAGAAATAAATAACAACTTAAAATTTAAACAAAATGGGATTTAATACGTCTTTAGGTTTGAAAGGGAGTTTTGATTTAACTGGATCTCCTTCTCAAATAGTAAGCGCTAACAACTATATGGATTTAGCTAATACAGCTAACCAAGGTTGGGCGCAACAATACCTACCTGAGTTGTACGAACAAGAAATCGAAAGATACGGAAATCGTACAATTAACGGATTTTTAGCAATGGTAGGGGCAGAAATGCCTATGATGTCCGATCAAGTAGTATGGTCTGAGCAAAACAGATTACATATTGCTTACAAGCACAAAGCAGGTGGTAACGAAACTGTTACAGCTGATGTAAGTGCTAACACAATAACATTAGGTAGTGATTATACTAACTCTGTAAGAGTAGGTGCTACTATAATTGTTACTGATGCTGCTACTGGGCTTAAAACAGTAGTATGTAGAGTTTCAGATTCAACTAATCAAGTTATTACAGCAAAACCATATAAAGTTGCTACAATGGACGACGTTGCAGGACTTAATGATGGTGGTGTTAATGTTTTCGTATTTGGTTCTGAGTTTGCAAAAGGATCTGCCTCTATGGTAGGTGAACTTAAGCCTCAGTTTACTAAATTTGATAACAGACCAATGATTATTAAAGATCACTTTAAAATTTCTGGTTCTGACACAGCTCAAATTGGTTGGGTTGAAACAATTGATGAGTCTGGACAATCAGGTTTTTCTTGGTATATGAAATCTGCTAGTGAAACTAGATTAAGATTTGAAGATTACTTAGAAATGACTATGGTTGAAACTGTAAAAGGTGTGCCTGGTTCTTCAGCTGTTGACACTGACATGGGTATTGCTGGTGAAAACTTTGGTAGTGAAGGTTTATTTGAAGCTATTGAAACAAGAGGTAATGTATTTGAAGATTTAGCTACTTTATCTGACTTTGATTTAGTACTTAAAAATCTTGATAAGCAAGGTGCTATTGAAGAAAACATTTTATATGTTAATAGAGACTTAGCGCTAACTTTTGATGACATGATGGCTGGATTAAACGCTAATTACGGCGGAGGTGCTTCATTTGGAGTATTTGAAAATTCTGCTGACATGGCGTTAAACTTAGGTTTCTCAGGATTAAGAAGAGGTTCTTATGACTTCTATAAGTCTGATTGGAGATACTTAAACGATGCTACTGCAAGAGGTGGTTTTGGAGATATTTCTGGTGTTTTAATTCCTGCTGGTGTATCATCTGTATACGATGAAAACTTAGGAAGAAACATTAAAAGACCTTTCTTACATGTTAGATATAGAGCTTCTCAAACTGATGATAGAAGAATGAAGTCTTGGGTAACAGGATCTGTTGGTGGTGCATCATATATCGGTGACGATATTATGGAAGTACACTATTTATCTGAAAGATGTTTAGTTGTACAAGCTGCTAATAACTTCGTACTTTTAAAAGAAGCATAGTAGATTAAAATTATAAAGCGGTGTAAAAGCCGCTTTATATTAAACCAAAAACTTAAAACTTAAAACTTAAAACTTAAAAAAATGGAAAAATATTTAATTTTTATTGACGCGGCTGATGACGCGGCGATGTATCCAGTTTCAAAAATTCAGTCTTTAACTGTAGCTAGTGACGCAACTTTACTTGTTAAATTTGCTCCTGGTAGCCTTGGAGATGGACAAGCTGGAAGCGTTGATGTTGTTACTTTAACAGTAACAGCTGATAAAGAGCTAAAAGTTTTCAAATCAATTGCTGATGCAATTTCTGGAAACAGCTTTAGCCCAAGTGGTTTTATTGTAGTAGCTGATGATGTAAATGGAGTTTATGTTGACTCTGATATTACAGCTTGCGCAATAGCTCTTGATGCTTAACAACAATTAATAAACTTAAGGCGTCTTAACGGCGCCTTTATGTTTATTTTAACTATTTAATTATATTATATTATGGCAAAAAAGAAAAAAGAAGTATTGGTGGAAGAACCAGTACAAGTAAAAAATACATCTTC